CGAACTCGCGTCGGCCCCGAAAGCCGCGTCGCGCGCCGCGAACGCTTTCCCGTCCAGCGCCCGCATCTTGTCCGAGTCGCCCGTGACCGGCACGCAAATAGCCGAAGCCACCTGCATAATCATGTACGAAACGAACCAGGGCGGCCAAATCGCTTCCGGCGCGTCGTGCGTATATTCGATCTCGAGCGCCTCGACGCTGCTCAGAACGTCCGGCCCGTCGCGCTCCCACGAATCCGAATCCAGCCTCTGCCCGATGGCTTCGTCGTCCAGATAGGCGCGGATGGCGTGCGGCCCGTCCAGCAAATCGCCGGGCATGGCGTAACGGTAGAGAAAGCGAGCCTGACTGCCTCTGGAAACCCTGCGCTCTACCTTCGGCAAAGGCCCGGACAAACGCTGCGCGAATCCCCAACGGGTCAGGCACAAAGCCGCCCGCTTGGTGATCGGGTAGAGCTGGTTGCAAATAAACGCCGGCCCGTCCGGCGGCGAATCCAGCGAAGCGATAGGCGCCTCGCCGAGCTCGATTAAAGCGCGCCCGCAAATCGTGACTGGCGTGTCCGAAAGCACCGGAAACGACCGCGGGCGCTGTCCTTACGTAACGTCTGTAACCGTCACGTTCCCCGTCTCGGGAACCGCCGTAACGCAGAACTTGCGGTTATTCGCGGCCGACGCAGCCGAGGCGCTCGCGCACCGCGCCCAAATCAGGTCGTTGACGGCCAACTTCCCCCGAGCGTCGTTGAAGTACCCGGCCGTCGTGGCCGCGGTCACCGTGTCCGCCGTCACATACGTGAACCCGACAGGAATGTCGCCGCGTTGCGAAACGCTCCCGATAGGGGCCATCTTCTGGATGTCGAAAGCCATTCTCCTTACCTCCCGCTTACAGCGAATTCTTGTGATTGATCACCATCATGCCTTCGGGATCGATCACGCAGGCGCCCGCTTTCCAGGTGCCCACGATCAGATTCGAGGTCTTCAGGTTCTCGTAGCTGGCCCGCAGCGAATAGCCCAGACCGGAAACGAAGCCGATGGCTCCCATCGGGCCGCCGTGGAACGCGAACGCCTTGGCGTTGCCGCTAGACGTAGGCAAGCCGCCTTCGGGCCGCTTGCTGATCATTTTCCACTTCATGCCCATGAACGGCACCAGCTTCCCGGTTCCGATCATGTTGCCCTGCAGGTAGTCGTTCGACGTGAGCCGCTCTTCGGCGATCAGCTGCTGCTTGGCCGCCGAAGTGATCAGCACGCACCGATACTGCTCCGGTACGTTGTTCGCGTCGAAATACTCGGCGATCTGCTGCACTTTGTTGAAGGTGAAGTTGGCGGCGGCCCCGGAGCCCAAAGCGATAGTCTGATCGGAGGTCAGGCCCGTCGCGTTGTTCATCGCGTCGATAATGACCTGATCTTCCCGCCGCGCCATCGCGGCGCCGATCACGTATGCCAGCTCCGAGAGCTCGGAGTAGCTCACTTCCTGCTGATCCGAGATGTCCACGTAATCGGCCGCGCGGTAGCCCTTGATGGTGCAAACCACCTTGGACTGATCCGGGTTCATGGGCGTCACGGACGTGCCGGGAACCCACTCCTCCGCTTGTCCGCGACCGTACCGATAAAACGTGTACTGCTTGCCTTTCAGGTTGCGCTTTTGGCGCACCATGCGCGACAGCATGAATTGATCCGCTTGATAGGCCCTCTTGACCTTCGCGGTAAATTCCTCTATCGCGTTGTCGGTTAACTTAAGACTCATTCCGATTCCTCCAAATAACCATTCCTGTCTTCCTGGCGGTTATCCCTGGAGAATTCGGATCGAGCGTTGCGCTCGGGTGCCCGGCTCCTTTGGGGCCTAAAAGGGAGAATTACGCAAAAACGCGGCTTTGTCAAGCCTCTTCGGCGAAAGGGTCGTATTCGGACGCATCTACCGAGAACCCCTGCGTTCCGGGACTCTTCGATCTGGAATTCGCGCGCATGGCCCGAACCCGCGCCCGGTAAGCGGGATCTTCGTCCCACTTGTCCGACGCCACGGCCTTGTGGAACTCGGCTTCGGACATCGTGCCGCTTCGCGCGGGAATCGGGTTCCCGCCCGGAATCTCGGCGCTCCCGGCCGACAGCAAAGCCCGCAACAGGCTCACGCCCTCGGCCGTCGCGCCGATGCTCTGCGCCATCTTCGCCTCGTCTTCGGTCATGGCCCCGCTTTGACGCAGCGCCTTCAAGCGCCCCGCCACGGACTCTACGATAACCGCCCCGTTTTCGCCTAACTTCTTCAACTCGGCGGCCTCGTCGATGGGACCGGGCATCCCGTCCAAAAGCACCTCGCCTCTCCCCAGCTTGCCCGCGATATGCGCCGCCACCTTGTCGAATTGCTCGGGCTTCAAGCCCGCGCTCAAGGCCGCCTCGCCGAAAGCCGCCAACAACGGATCGCTCGCGGGAACCGTAACGCCGTCGGGCAGCTTCGCAGCTTTGGCGAACGCCGCCGGGTCGTAGTTCTTCAAATACGCCCCCGCGTCCGCCGGCACGCCCTGCGACATCCGCCGCTCCAACGCCGCATAACTCTTCGCCAAACCCTCTACGTCCGCTTGCCCCTTTTCGCCCTCGACCTTCCAGTACTTCTTCGGCAACCAATCGGGCTTGCCCTCCAGACGCTTCGCTTCCGCCCGCGCCGACTCGCTCAGTAGCGAGCGCTTCTCTTCTTCGGCGCCTTCGGCTTCGCGCGCTTGGGCTTCGGAACCTTTTTCGGCTGCGGTCTCGCGTTCTTTCTCTGCATCCGATTCTTCCCCCATCGTGAAATCGACGCCGGCGCTCTCGAATGGAGCTTCGTCGCCGCTCGTGTCGGGCTCCGCAGAGCCCAGCAAACCTTCAGACATTCTTCGCTTTCCTCCCGGCCTCGACCCGCTCGAGCGCCTGAATCGCAAACCGCCTCGCCCCCTCGAATACGCCCCTGGACCACTCGTCCGTGCCCGTGTTCATGCCCATCGCGACTTCCCGCGTCCAAATCTCCAGCAACTTCGCGCCAGGCCCGCTCGAAAACGTCGCCGCATACATCTCGTTCAACTCGGCCGCGCGGCCCTTCTCGGCAAGCTCGACCTTCCTATCCTTGCCCACCGGCCGCGCCTCCCATCTCTTGCGCCATCCGCTGCGCCTGCGCCGAAACCATCGCCGCCAATTGCTCGGCCTCCGAAGCCGTCCGCAAAAGCGAAGGATCGACCCCCAACTTTCGCGCCGACCAACGCGCCACCTTCCCCAAATCCACGTTCAACATCACCGAACCCGTCGGATCCATCGCCCCCAACATCTGTATCCAACTCATAACCGCCTCCAAATCGCTCGCCGATTGCGCCTGCGCCAATGCGCTCACCGGACGCGCCTCTACGTGCGCCCCGTCGATGCGAATCCCGCCCGAACCCGGCGGCGCCCGCCCCGAATCCTCCAAAACCTCGAATATCCGCTCGAATGCCGGAATCAGCAACTCGTGCATGATCCGCTCGAAGGGACTCGATATGTCGCCTTGGAGTTCCTTGACCCTCTCGATTACCTCCGCCGCCGTCATAGCCTCCGAACGCTGTTCGTCGGGGAGACCCTTGTCGATAAATACCTCTCGCACGCTTCTCCGCAAATCCTCCAACTCGAATTGCGCCAAATCGGGCCGCCCGCCCCATTGGAGAGGAGTTAGAGCATCGGAGCGAGCGACCCGAACCGTCTGACCGGGACGTATCTCCGTCAACTCGGGATTTAACGCATATACGCTGTTATCGACCTGCATCACGGGATCGATGGCCAAGTCGGCCGCCTCCAGGAGCGTCCGCTTCACCGCGTTCAACGTCTGAATATCGCCTAAACCCTGAATGCTGGGACCGCGCCCGTCCATCTCGCCGGGAAGCTTCGACCACCTGGCGATCGCCCAGGGATGGCGCCGGTAACTCACCTCGAATATCGGCGCCTGCCGGGGATCCCAGTTCCCGCCGCCCGGCATCGCTTGCATCCCCGTTCCCGAATAATACACCCGGCAATCGACCATCCCCGTCTCCGGGTTCCTCGCATACGCCTCGCACAAAATGCTGTCCTCCTTTTCGTCGTGCTTGACCTCGTCCGGAATCTTGGCCATCGGCCAAAACCGCCGTATCAAGCGCGCCGGCATCTTGTGCATACGAAACACGCCATCGACCCGACCCGTCTGGTCTTCGTCGAAAGCGTACGTAGGAAAGGGCGGGCACGAGAATCGTATTCCCGAAGGTTGGGTAGAATCGGCGGAAACGATTAACGCGCCCGTCCCTATGATCAAATCGCTGAAACACTCGCTGACGGCCAAATCGAAATTGCTGGTTCGAATGGCCGAAAAGCAAGCCCGAGTCAGCGCCTCCAAATATTCCGTAACCGCGTCCATATCGGCGCCGGAATCTTCGGATATGGCGCTGCCGGGCTCCAGCTTCAGAAACTCCATGCCCTTCGGGCACAAAGTCTCCTTGATGCGAGACGAGAGCTTACCGGCGCTGCGAACGGCTTGGGAATCGACAACGGCGTAATCCAGCCGCTGCCCCTCCTGGCCGTATGCGTCCAAGGCGCCGGGGGAACCGAAGCTCAAAACATTCCGATCCGGCTGCACGAACGCAAACGCGCGGTGATACAAGTCCCAACTCTGGTTCTTGGCTCTCCAAGCCCTGTCGAAGCGAACCAGTACGCTCTCGTCGTCTAAGGCCTCGATCAAACCCGCTCCTCCCCCGCGCCGTGCACGACCTCCTCTTCGGGTTCGTAGGCAATCTCCCCGCGCTGGGGTTCGGACCCGTCGGCGCCGTTCTCGACGCATCTGACCAACTTCACGTCCCGCAACTCGATGCGATACGACCCGTCCGCCAAATACACGCAAGACTCGACTCCCAACGCCTTCATCTGCGCAGCCAGGCGCTTCAACGCCGGATTCTTCGTGGCTCGGATTTTACTCATTTCGGACACCTCCATAACGCCAAAGTTCTAAAGTTACACCCTCACGTAGCAGGCTGTCAAGTCCTTCCCCACGCCCGCGTCCAAAAGCCTCCGATACAAATACTTCGGCGTCAAAGGCAATACGTGCCCGCGCAAAAACCCCAAATGCCGCCCCAATCCCAACGCGCTCGAAACCTCCGTAGCGCACGTCCTCGCAAAAAAATACCGGTGCGCGTCTCCGGCCTTCCTCGAATCGGGGTGCGTCGTGGGAACGGCTAACACGGCCATGCTGGAATCGGCCTCGACCTCCGACTTAATATGCTCCTCTACATTCCAAAACGGCAATATGTAAGGCGCCTCGGAACTGAAATCCAAATAAATCCAAGGCGAAGGACGCGCCTCCCCCGCCTCATACCGAACCGTCGCCGCCGGAAACAGCGCCTTCACGTGACCGAAAGGCTTCCCCAACGCCCCGTCCTTCTCGCGCGCCCTGCCGAACAGCAAATAACTGTCCGGTTCGCGGCTCACTTGCCCCCCAGCAATCCTCGGCCCCGCCAGCCGCCTTCGCCTAACGTCCCCGAAGCCCCGCCCGCTCCGGACGCGGCTCTCCGCAACCTGTCGCGCCCCTCCTTCTGCAACCGCAACTTCTCGCGCTCGGCCTCCAACGCCTCCATCTCCTTCCTATACGCGGCCTCCGCCGCGTAATCGCGCCTCGGACCCCGCTTCCCGCCTCCGCCTCCGCTCACGTCCCTTCCTCCATATCCAAAACCGAAAACGCGGACCGAGCCCAGGGCCTGCAATGAGGGCAGAAGGAGGAGAACCCCGGTTACCGCCCGGTCCGCGACCCCAACTTAATCAAAGCGGCCAAGAGAAGTCAATACCCAGGCGAATCGCAAAATACACCGAAAAACTTCTCCCAGCCGCCGAATCCCACCCTAAAACACACCCGACAAACCAGTCAATAGGTCGAAAACAACCGATCCTCTAGCGTTTTTTTGTAAACCAGACAATCCGAACGCCCTGAGGTTCCCATAACCGTCCGCCGCTTGACATACCGCAAAATTCATGCTATCTGGGGAGCGAAGTCTTCGTAGCGACCGCTTCAGCGACAAAGACAGACCCGCCCCGGAAAAGCCTCTAGAAGCACCCAAGCCGCCGTCCGGCTCTTTGCCGCTAGCAGGCAGCGCACGTCCATGTGCGCAAGATAGACACGCCGTCCTGGCGCGTCAGCCTCAGATAAAGAGGCCAGATAGGCCTATCCCGGATCGTCCTTCGGACTCTTCGCCTCGGTCAGAGCAAGCGCCTCAGGGCCTCCAGGAGCGAACAGGGCTTCCCTGGGGGAAAACGCCTCCCGGCCGAAAAGCGGTTTCGGGCGGGGAAAAAAAATTTTGGATGCGAGGGTTCTCTCGCTGAAGAGCGAGGGGAACCCCCCCTGGGCACCCTGCCCATAGCAGACGCCTCCGACTGCCGTCCGCGTCGGAACGCGCACGGCCGCAAAAGACCCGAGCGCTAAGAAGCGCCCGAAGACCCGATGGCTGGACACCTCGCCACCATAGGGGGCATGGGGGGCCGGGCTGGCGGGGGTCTCGAGACCTTATGGAATTTCC